CGCCTCCACCACCTCCATCATTATTGCCACCAACATTACCACTCATTAAACCTTTGTTATAATCGTCATAACCTCTGGCATCTAATTTAGCTTTAAAATCTTTTGATAAAATTTGCTCTGTACTTAAACCTTGTAAATTAATATTATTTTTATTGGCAAACTTCATTCTTCTATTAAGGTTATGTTTGTCAGCAAAATTTCCAACTATATTCATAACTGGACTTACATCGATAAATCTTTCTATTGGATTTTTTTTAACCTTATAACCAAACTCATTAATCTTATATTTAGATTTTTTTGCTTGTATTTTTTTTAATTGATCTGCGTAAGTATCTACTTTTTTTTCATCAGATTTATCAGATCCAGCACTTGCTCCACCCATATTATTCTCCTAATAATTTCTTTTTAGTTGTTAATTCGTTATCTTCCAAACCATCAGCTGTAGTTAAAATTGTTGATGATCTTCCTTTTCTATTTCTTCTAATCTTTGCTCTTTTTCTTTTTGCTTCTTCTTCTCTTTCTTGATCTTCAAAAGACGGTGCTTCTGGCAAAGGTTGTGGCTCTGGAATTGCTGGCATCGCTGGTGCTTTTGGCATTAAAAATCCCATAATTTATTTCTCCTGGTGTATTGCATAATCACTTTGCGCTGTTTGTTGATCTGCAAGTTTTTGTTTTGGTAATTCCGATAAAGATATAGCCATGTATCTTGCGGCATCGCAAGCGTGTGAGCTAAAATCCTTAACGGGTTTTGCACTAAAAATTCTCATCTTGTCGTTATACTTTCGATGATGATGTCTTAACGCTGTTATTAATGGTTGTGTAGCATCTGCATCAAACCAACATTTAGGTAAAACCATTTTTAAATTGTGGATCCCATCTTCTAGTGGGAGCTTTGGTAATACTCTAAATCTTATTCCTAATTGATAAGCAACTTCTCGTCTTGTCTTACCATTACTAAATTCTGTTACTTCTATATCGTGTGGTGCATAGTGTTCTCCATAAACATAATCTTTATCTTTTATGTACTGAACATAATGCGGCAAACCTTCTTTGTTGTTTTCATAATAATCAATAACCATTATTTGATTACCAACTTGCTGAAAAAAAACTATTGCGGTGTTGTCTCCGTAACCCAAATCCCATGCTGTATTAACTAATAAACTTGGATCATAGGCTATCTTAGTTATTTGTTTATTATCTTCTATCTTTTGTATTATGTCTCCATATATACTTCCACTTACGTTTGCTACCCAATCGCACTCAAATTCCTGGAGATATTTACTCTCCCCCATCTGAGCTTTGGCAGCGTCTAGTTCTTCTTGATCTACTAAATTTGTTTCACTTGCTTTAGCAGTATAAGCTAGCCAACTTGGATCGCTTAATGCGTACTGGTATAAATCATAAAATATATTACTCATTCCAGCTGGTGTCGAAATAAAATATGCAAATCCTTTTCTGTCAGATATAGCGGGTCTTAATATTTCGTGCCAAAGTTTCGGGTTCATTTGGCTAACCTCATCTACGCAAATTCCATCTGCGTAAATTCCTCTAATTCGATCTGGATCTTCTCCAGACATTAAAGTAATTCTTGCGCCATTTGGAAAATCACAACGCAGCTCCGTTTCGTTAAATGTAGTTCCAGGTATACATCCAGCGTATTGCTTTAAATAATCCCAGCAAACTCTTTTAATAGAAACAAATGTTGGCCCAATTAAATAATATCTAGGGTTCTTTTTATCATTCGTTAGAGCTTTTCTAATTAAATGTAATATAACCAATATCGTTTTGCCAAACCTTCTGTGGCAATTCAATACTGCGAACCGATGTTTATCCAGATCCTCATGCAGCTTTGCTTGTAATGGCCGCGGTGTGTAAGGGATCTGTATGTGCATTAGTGAAATATTATTGCTATAACAATAATGATAGCAGCTCCAACAACAGCTACTTTTCTGTTTCTACTCCAGCCATGCCATTTTTTCATTATTTTTTCCATTCTTCCTCCTAGTGTAATGTGGGTAGTTCAGACAGATCCAATATTGATTTGTATTCTATCCCACTATTTTTCATTAATTTTTTTACAAAATTGCTTGCGTGCCTTGGATCATCAAATCCATTAAGATGGATAACCATGCCGTTTGTATCCTCGGCTAAAAAAACCATTGCAGTAATCATTTTATTTTTAAAATTATCCATGTTGTTCCTATGTGTGTGTGGCTGTGTGTGCCAAACTCCTAAGTTATATATTCTTAAATTTCGCGGGTTATTTTTCGGGGATACCCCACCTTTGTTCTTTTCAAATCTACATTTTTGTATGCAGAGAACATGGGTCGTAGATCTATATCCTACCGATTAATAGCGTAAACTCTATCTTATTTATCCAACCAGAGAGTAACCAGGGAGTTGATAGCCAATGTTCTTGTTTTGTTCGAACTCATACGCGCGCCTGAGATCCCACTTTGGCCGCGTGAAAACACGGAGAAACTACCACTTATCTATTTGGTAAGCTCGGTACAGATGTCGTTTGTACTTCCTCCACAATCTTTTTAGCTTCAACCATATCATTTGGATTTCCCCAGCTAACAGTTATTGTCGTATCTTGTTTAACGTCTTGTTGAATTTTATCGCCAAATGTTTTAGCTGCAAGTTTGCTCGCTAACCATCTGATGTGTGAATATTTTTCTCTTAAAAAATGAGTTTCTTGCGGTGTCTTTGGTACTTCCATATCTTCAGCAATTTTGTCCAGCAATGTCCAAACACCAGTTTGCCTGGCGTTCATAATTCTTTCGTGAAGATCTTTGTTTTCTCTCGCGTATTTGTAAACAGTTGATTGATCTGGTAATTTCTTATCTTTTGTTATTTTTGATAAAGGCTCGCCAAGTTCTAGGCGTTTAATGATTTGTTCTGTTTGTTCTTGATCCATACTAATAATTGTTCATCTGTATAATTTTTAAACTGTTTTAAATTTTTATAAGCTCGTATTTTACCCTCGATTGTCGTAGCTCCAGTAGAAGCTCCACCGTGAAAACGGCAACGGTAATGACCGCTTTTCATTAAATACCCTTTAGCTCTACATTGCTTGCCAGAAGTTCTAGCTGTACTTTCGCATTGAATTTTTTTTAAAGGATGTCCAGCCATAAATTAAAGATATTTATATTCAACTGTACCATTCCAATTACTAAATATTATCAATCTTGTCTATAAGAGTTTTATTCAGTTTACTTTCAAGAGTGAATATCGCGTTGATATATTTTTTTTTAATTGTAACTCGATGGCAGCCAAACATTTTACCAAGAGCAACCCAGGAGTAACGCCTGGATCTGGCCCAAAGTATTTGCCTATCTTCTAATTCAACCAAAGGTAACAATTCAGTTACTGTAAGATCCCAGCAGTTTATTTGCTTGTTGTTAGCTCTTAATTTAAGTTTTTTGGCATCATAAAAGCCTAAATCCTTTGGATCATAAGAATACTCCAAAATATCATACATTGTTGCAGCTTTTGGAATTTTAGGTTTTGGCATAAATCTTTCAGCAGATCCAGCTTCATCCAATATATCCATTAATTTCACGCATCTTAACTTCAGCTTGCCTCCTTCACTGAGGCATCAAACTTTTTTATTGGTACATCTTTCCACTTATGTTTGGCAATTACCTCCCCTTTTTTATTCTTATATTCAATGTATTCGCCAAATTCTCCGAAATACTCATATTGATCGCCATTATAATCTAATGTTGTTTTAGAATGATTAGCGGTGGGGGGAGAGTATCTTGCTCTTTGATAGTTATTATATCCTCTATTCCTATTATAGTTAATATTATTAGTTTTATTAATACCAGTCGAATTTGAAACATCAGATGTTGCATATTTGGAACCTATGCTCTTTTTTCGTAATTCCTGGAGATTAAGCTGCTGCGATAAATAATATTCGTTAGTAGAGGATCTACGTTTTACTGTTACATAACCCAGCTTAGCAAGGTGTTTAATGCACCGATAAATAGCAGTACGAGACATTCCAATTGATTTTGAGATGGTTCCCAGCCTAGGATAACAAATTCCAGTTTCCTTATTCATAAAGCTCACCAGGCAGCTATAAACTCTAAAATCTTGATTTGTTACCCTAACATCTTTTAAAACATTGTTATCACCAATATAAAACAAGCTCACGACACCGCCTTTTTTAAACAATCTGGATAATGCTGCTCCTGGATAAGATCTAATATTTCTAACCAGCCATCTGGAAGTACAATTGTTTCTTTACCGCGTT